AGTTGTTAACCCAACCTATAACCTGACCAACAGCCATCTTTTACCTTACGACAACGAATACGTAACCGTGGTCGGGTTAGCGTTGGTCGTAGACGGGAAGGCAAACGTCACACGCGCCGTGCTGTTGCTCACAGCAGCCCTGTAGACCTCTGTAGTCGTGCCTACGCCCGTCCTGACGCCCGCTACCATCGAAGTCGTCACACGCATCGCTTGACGCATCGTCAGACCCGTCTCGATGCCGTTAGCTGTGTCCATAACCGCTGCCTCAACCTGGGCGCTAGTCAGCCCGTAGATGCCCTGCGGATAGATTGCAAACACAGAATCCGTAGACGGGTTAGTCGCCCAGTTCGTGTCTACGGTAGCAACCTTAGTTGACCCAACATAAGCAGTAATCACTCTGGCCTGCGCGTTACCCGTGCCAGCAATGATCGCAACCACAGACCCGTTGTAGTAGTTGTCCGTAGCAACTGCACTAGAGTCCAGCGTAATCGTGGTTGCGTTACCTGCCTGCGCTAACCGGCTTCTCAGGGCACCGTCAGGTAGCGTGATGATCCTGAACGCTTGATCCGTCACGTTCGTCCTATCCACAACCTGAATGATGACTTCATCAGCCGTCATCTCAGATCCAGACAAAGGCCAGGAATAGACATACTGACTGGACACAACAGTAGGCAGCGTAGTCACGTTACCAAGAGTCGTACCGTCACGAATGATCTTTACCGTGCCAGCAGTAGATGTCCATGTGTTAGCAAAGTTCGTGCTGTTTGCCGTAACGATAGGCGCTCTGAACGTGAATGCTGTTCCGTAAGGTGCCCAGATGGGTGTCATGCGATTCCCCTAGCAATTCCACGGCCTATGCCGCGATTGAATGATTGAAATTCGTAAATTGGAGTGGCGGCGGCAGCATATTCCCACGCGCCAATGGTCGGTGTCGTGGTACTTCTGGCGCTGCCAACAATATCTAAGTCGTTGGTGTAGGTCTGCTGACGGATGCCATTGTTGATAAGCGCGGCACCTGTCTTGACTCGGAAGTCTTCTGAGCCAGCAGTGACAGATTCGAATTGATTTGATGTTGTAAGGCTTGCTTGATTTGATGAGCCAAAGCCGACAGACGATTGATTGGTTGCGTTGTTTGAAGCAACAAAGTAGGTCGATGCGCTTGCAACCGCACTGCCGCCAAAAAACGCATTGTCGTATAAATTGCCGTCCGAATTATTTGTTGATAAAAGCGGGACGGTTGTTGATGTTGAGTAAATCGTGCAGGCATACAGATACTGCCTAGCTGTTGTTGACCACGACAAAACAGTGCCCGTATTGTAAAACAGGCAGTTCACAACTTGTATCACAGGTATGTTTGACAATACCGGATTAGTATCATCACTACAAACAATACATTGATTCAATGCAATCAAGCCGCCACTGTTGAATCCATTAAACGCGCTTGCGCCAGCACCTTTAATTTGCAGCCCAGTAAAGTAAGCGGTTATACCATTAGCAATTTCAAAAACATTTTGAGTGCCGGTCATGCGAACGGCTACACCATTGGCGGCGTTGTAACGCAATGCGTTTGTCAGCTTACTTGCGTTGTCGGCGAATGAGGCACCCGATGCCGCCGCCAACCACATATACCTAGTTGAATCAGTGGCTACGCTTGCCCCATAAAGCGTTATTTTTGCAGTTACTGTCCATTCATTATTTGTGCCAGCGCCTTCTTTATAAAGTTCTCCTTTCCAAACCCACCCGTTGTTTGAGTTTTGGGTAAGCAAAGAACTGGGCGCACCAGAATCCCAGCCGCTGATCGTTGAATATGTTCTTGCTGTTGTAGCCGCCCCAGTAGCAGGGGTGGTTGTGCTGGTAAACGCTGCACTTGCGTCACCAATTACAGTTAGAGTAGAGCCAGATATATTGACAATCAGGTAAGAATTAGCACCTGTTGTTAATTTATCCCCGATCTTTGTTGTGCTAGGCACTGTCGCAGATAGCACTACGCTCCACGCATTTGTAAACCCAGTAACAGTAGTCGTTGTGACTGTACTGACCGTCACAGAATCAGATGTGCGTGACCCAATAGATAAAACAACTATAGTAGCTGGCATTTATTGAGACACCGCGTTATTTACTCGTATTACATGGAAAGCGCATTCACCAAAAGACCCGGCAAACTCTTGGCTAATAATTATGTTTCTATTAACCGAGTCATAGCAAACGCCGTTTATGTTATTTCCTAAACCGCCAATGGGTAAAGCAAAATTCCAGACGGCGTATGGATTGACTTCGTAAGACGCTTTCGTTCCGGCCTTTACTGCCGCCAAATCATTTAAATCGTAGGCCCAGCATCGGTAATAATACGGATACGCTCTTGGGCCGGTAATGGGATACTGAGGATCGTATTGAGACTGTGAATTGTTGTATCGCGCAAATGAATTTCCCGTGCGCCCAAAAAACAGTATTGAGTTGGTTCCGTGCGGAATGCACACGCCAGCGTAATGCCATGCGTCCACCCAAACAGACGGCGCAAATGTAAATATTCCTGGCAAATAACTTGCGTTATCTTCTAGAGATGTAGATAAGCCTCCAACATAATCTCCAAGAGGATAATTTAGTAGAGTCGTCGACGAAACAGTCTGAAATACCTTATAGGTTGTCGTACTGTCTACTGCGTTAGAAAACGCCGAAGAAAGAGTTGCGATTTTAGTTGTGTTATCCCAAGCGGTAATTCTTCGAACTCCACTAGAGTTATCGCTTTGAAACCCTGTCCCGCCCGTAAGTCCGATCATTTGCCCAGACAAAGAGCCAGACGTTGCTGCTGCCAACTTTACAGATCCTGCTGGTACTCCAGATTGGCTTGGTAGAGTTCCTTCTATAAAACCTACCCCGGCTAAATTGTCTGGATCAAAAGCAAACACATCTAAACCTTGAGACAACCCATCGTTAATTGATAAGCTACCTGTTGAAGTCAAAACAGGCCCGCCTAGCGCAGTTTGCCAATCCGCTGGGACAGCGCACATTTGTCCACTTTTTAGTCGTGGGCTTGGGGCATCAACAGAATACAGACTGACTGGGCCTTCAAGGCTACCTGTAGTGGCAAGAGTAAGGGGTCTGCGCCATATCCCGCAAGGTATTTCGTTTGCATAACCAACGTTGGCAGCAATAATTAACTTGCTATTATAAACCGCGCTGCCGAGAGGGTATCTGTATAAATTATTCGGTATTCCCGAGTTAAAAAGCTGTCCTTCGGTGGCTTCTACGGGAGTAGAGTTTCTGGATGTAAATGACGCCGAATTAAGAGAGCTAATGCTAGTGGCGACAACAGGAACAGGAATAGTTATTTCGCCAAACCTATAAGAGTTGTAAAACTCTGACATAAAAATAGATCCAGCGCCACCATTGCCAGCCGGATCATATGACATCGCTCTTCCACCGTACTTACTAAATTCGTAGCTGTTTGCGCTTGGCCCCCTAAACGCCCCCATATATTGCAGGTCAGACGGATAAACCAGCGCGGAACTTCTTGATGCCGTTCCGATTGAAAACACTGACGACGTAGAAGTCTGGGTGCCGTTAATATTTGTCTGTACTTCACGAACGCGAATCTGCGCCCCGATATCTGCCGCTGAAGTCGTATAAACCGAGCCGAGGTATTGGTTGCCTACAAAGTCAGTAATCGGCGTCCATGTTGATCCTCCGTCTGTACTGCGCTCCCAATAATCAGCCAGAGTTGTTTGATACGTTTCTTCTGCTGCTGTTGACGTAAGCAACGAACGGTCAAACCCAGCCGGATAGACCTGCGCGATCTGATACGCAAGTGACGGGGTAGTGTTTGCTGGATTGGGATTTCTTTTGCTACTGCCAGGAATAGTTCCGCGTGTCCATGTCGTTAACGCAGGCGCTGTAATTCCAGCAACTGGATACCAACTACCGTTACCTATGAGTACGTTGAGCGTCATCCGCTTATCCAGTTAATACTGTTTTGCAAAACGTATGCGGGACTGGATGCTCTTTCGCTATCAACAGTCACGTTCATCGTTGCCGCACCTGACAACGTAGCTTCTATGCCAAACTTCAGCGCCTGCTTGGTTCTGATCGCGTCACCAAGCGGCATCAGAGCAGTCTGAATCTTCACAGACACGTTTGATGTAGATATTGCATACAGTTTGTACAGACTATCGCTGATCGTTCCGTACAAGCTAATAGCACCATTTGCAGGAACAGATGTTACATACGACAGGCTTCCTTGAGAAGACAGGAACCATTTCTTCTCGAAGAACACTGCCTGTATCTGCCTAGAACCTAAGACCGCATCTGTGTAGGTAAACGAGAATGCAGCGCACAGGATGTTGTTAAGCAGAACCTGGCCTGCACTGACTGGCTGGCTAAAGTCTATAAGAGGGAAGATCCCGTCTAGCGTGTCTGACAGCTTGCTGGTGGTGCTACCGACAAGGGCATACATGCCGTAGTCGTTCATGAACAGGACTGAACGGAAGTACGGGAAGATCGTGTTCCCGCGTTTCGTCCCGACGCTGGCACTGATGTTCGTGTTTGTGAACAGCGTGGCACCACTGCCAGACACGCGCACATCTGAGAAGACGTTGATCGAGTCTTCTCCAAACACATACAGGAAATTGTTGGCAGACAGCAGAGCCTGGATGTTCCCGTGCAGCGTTTCGTCTGTCAGGTTCACGCTACCGGCCGAGACAGACGTAAAGTCGCTGTAGGAGCCTGCCGCGCTATAGAACACATTTCTACCGCTTGCCACCCAGACGCGGCCTGAGAACGTCGCTACGTCGGTAAGAGTGTCAGTCGTAGCAAAGGCTGTAGCGGTTGCATTGGTAGTAGCGCCACCACCTGAGATCGTGACTGTCGGGGCGCTGGTATAGCCTGTACCTGCATTAGTCATGACGACCGCACTGACCTGACCACCGTCGATGATGGCAGTTGCAGCAGCATTAGATCCACCGCCGCCGGTGAACGTCACAACCGTGTTTGCAGCGTTGGTGTACCCAAATCCACCTGTGTTGACGATAACGCTGATGGTTCCAGTCTTGAAGGTGGTCAGTTGGGTGATAGCGGTAGCGTTAGCGCCATACCCGCCTTGGAAAGTCACAGTAGGAGGAGCCGTGTACCCGCTACCTGCGTTTGTCAGGGATATTGAGGTCAGGCGACCAGAGATCAGCAATGCAGTTGCGGCAGCAGCCCCAGAGCTAAACGTGATGGTCGGAGCCGTCAAATAGCCTCTTCCTCCGCTTAAAATTGTGATGGAGTCTACTTTTCCACCAGAAACGACAGCAGTAGCGACTGGTTTAATGCCTTCAGCAAGATCAGGGTTAGAAAAGATCACTTCTGGTGCGAATGAGTATCCAGATCCACCATTTGTGACCTGACAGGCATAAATCCCGCCTGCACCGTCAGTAATCGTTGCCACTGCAGTCGCCTGTACGCCGTTTGCGTCATTTGGAGCAGAAATCGTTACGTTTGGCGCTTCTGTGTACCCTGTTCCATGATTTTGGATGTAAACAGCACCCACAGAGCCTATAGCTACAACGTGCGTGCCATCCCAAGAGAACAAACCCTTAGAAGGGTCTGCAATGATGACCCGTTCGTTCTTGTACTGCGCTGTTTTAACGCCTGTTGACGAAAATGTTCCTGCTGTAGCAACGTTACCCTTGATGCTGGACGTAACGTCAAAGTATTCCATCCTGCCGTTGGCTTCAGCGGCAAGAATGTAGTCATTCAGACCAAGATTTACCGATTTCAGTGCAACAACAGTGTTTGCAAACGTTACTGCTGCGTTGCCACTGGTTAATACTTGAGACTGTTTGAGCAGGGTCTTGATGTTGCCAGACCCGATAGGCATGGCATTTTCAATCCAAGAGAACTCTGAGTCATCAATGGCCGTGCGGTTGGCCTTGGTGTTGATACCCTTGAAGTTCTTGATTACCGCGTAGGACTTCTTTTGCTCTTGCGCGGCCATATCAGTACGGAGTCGAGTACGGGTTTGGAATCCTGCGCGTATACACGCTGTTCAATACAGCACTAACGTGCTTGATGTACTCCTGCTTGAAAATCTCTGCCTCTCCGTAGCTCTGCTCCTGATACTTGGCTTTGTATGCCGCATAAAACTGAACAGGCTGAGTGTACGGGGCAAGGATTGTATCTACATCCGATCCCAACGACATGGGTTGCGGCATGATGACGGTATCAACTTCTACGTTGTAGCTTTGGTCTGGAACAGGCGACAGGAAGATCTGCTGCTGGCCGTATATGCTGAACGCTACGGGCCTGCCTATGTTGTTTTGCCAGTACCGCATCTCTGCATTGAACTGCGTCCACGGCAGATAGCGTAGAGGAATCCGGCTGTTACCCCACAGGATCGTAACGTTCAAAATATCCAGGGTATACGCCGCATTCGGCAATGATGAGAACGGCATAATCTCAACATTCTGGACGTAAAGAAGCGTTGCTGTTCCATTCGTAAAGTTTGTAGACGGTGGCAAAGCCTCTGTTGCAGAAGGATACGCAGGGGCATCCGATCCCAGCACACCACCAGTGATTACTTGGTAGATGAAGATGCTGCTGTATAGAAACTGGCCGGTCGTAACAGTAGCGCCAGCAGACCACAGCGTTGCTGCAGTGCCGTTAGGCGCTAGAGGAGTGTAAGTAGACTGCAGGGTACGCAGGCACCCCGTATCTCGGACAACCCGTTCCCGGGCTTCGTTGATGTAGGTAGTTAGATCTGCGTCAGTCCAGAAGTTGCTGTTTGCGTCATGGAGCAACCTGCGAACTTCTGCAATGTAAGTTGAAAGAGTAGCCATTTACTGCCCATGTCAGACACGCCTGCGCCGCTGTATAGGCAGCGCAACTACTCCATTATCTTCTACTTCCTGCGGCTTGGCTTCTGTGATGACAAACTTGCTCAGACGCTTTTCACCTTCAGGAAGATCGCCGGTGAATTTTATCCACCCGAGTCTTACAAGATAAGGCTCCTTGTTATCGTCGCCCCATCCAAATACGTTTCGCACCACCTCTACAGGAACTTCTACAGACTGCCTGGACGGGAACTGGTATAAAGTCCCCGCCCAAGTAGCCTCAAAATCACTGTAGTTCGTATTGGTTACGAACGGCATCAGGCACTCACAACGTCGCCATAAACCTTGATGTCAACGGCACCGCCAGTTACGGCAGTGTTGACGTTCACAAACAAAGCAGAAGTCGAGTTTCCAGAAACAGTGGTGTTGGCACCAAAAGCGCCGGCTACCGTCAGATCTTGCCATCTACCAACAGCAGATAGATTAGAAAGCACAACGTTAGCCACCACAGCATTTGCTGCCGCCACATTCCCGGTACTAGCAATCGAAACAGCAATGTTTGCAGCAGAGACATCAACATTCGGGTTTTGAACCGTAACCCGACGGATGATGACGCTACCGCTAGTTGCCGTATTCCCGCTGTTGCTCAACCCACCCGAAAGGATGGGGATGGCGACAACAGCATTGCCAGTGGTTGCGACTGACACCCGAGCAGAGCCAATGACGAAATCGCCAAAGTTCTCTGGGTAAAGCCGACCAACTGCATCATGACTCGCCATACAACCTCCTTACGAAGTAGCAAACGAGGATTGCGTAGCAGCAGTACCACCGTTGACAGTAATCAAAGTTGCGGTAGTGTTGGCATTTACAGCTTTAGCCGCAACGTTAACACCATCCGAAACAAAATAACCGCCAGTATTGTTGGCAACCATTGTTCCCCAACTAGAGCCGTCATACATAACGATGGTGATATTTGCCTGTGCGTTCATCTGGTAAGCACCAGCAGTAACCACCGTTCCATTACCAGTAGTAACAGCAGCGACAGTCGTAGTTTGAAGATACGCAGCCGCAGTGTTGGTAACAGCACCAGCAACAAGAATTTTATTAAGAGCAAGGGCCATTTCTGTTCTCCTTAGATGGACAGAGAGTTAAAGCCCGTGACCTTAGTCATCGCCTTCGGCTTGGTGTTCACCAGTTCGGCAATCATCAGCACAGCGCCAACATAACCGATCTGCCAGTTAGGCAGGGTGGACTCAAAGCCCGTAAACACGAACGAACCTTGCTCATGAATGTAGAGCGACAGGTAGTTGGTGTTAATGAAGTAGACAACGCCTTCCGGGCAATACGGATCGGGATAGATCGGCACGCCAGCGACCATCAGTGCGCGGAACGCAGCAGACGGGCCGTCGCCACCTTCGAAACCGCTACCGGGGGTAATAACGTACTGCTCCTGACCAACGTAGTCCTGAGCCAGCAGCGTCCAGGTGCCGAAACCGCACACACCAAACGACGGGACTTCAGCGCCGTTCTTCACGGTACCGGAGATGTACTGCAGCATGTTCTGACGGGTCGGGTTAACCGAGCCAGCCGCGTACACCTTCGAACGCCACCACGGATTAACCGAGGAAGAGCGAGTCAGGTTGCCATACGACGCCAGCGTTGTGCCATCGTCAATAGCGCCCGGCAGTCCAATGAACTGCTGAGTGTTAGTCGTGTTGTTGTACAGCGAGTAAGTCATCGCGTCCATCATCACGTTGGTCGCATCGTTCATGCGAGCTTCGATCAGAGGGATGATGGCTGCATCGTTCTGCACAGCGCCTTCCATGCCGAGGAAAGGCACGGGAGCGATCATCAGCTTGAGGTTGAACTCAGCGTTATACGCACCTTGCTGGACTGCAGGCTGTGCGAACGAACCGCTGTAGTCAGACCATTGAGCGTTGACGAACTGAGCGCCCTGAACGGGCACGGTCACAGAAGACACACCGCCCGACGCCTGTTGAGAGTTGGCGATCAAAGCCGCCATCAAAGGAGTCGAGTTGTAGATCTGGACAACGAGTTTAGGAATGAAAGCCCGGCGGGTAACGTAGGTCAGTTCTGTGTACTGAGTGCTACCGGTTGCCGGAATAATACCGCCGCCAATAGGCATAGTAATATCTCCGAGAGTTTTCTACGTTACAGACCGATAGGACGGTTCCGCTTCCGCAGGTCGTTGAGAGCCTTAGCCGCTTCATTGCGAGCAGCGGACACAGGGTTTTTCCAATACTGCGTAAGATCAAACTTCTGAATGACTTGCGGGTTGTAGCCGCTAGGAGTCGGTTTTGCCGCCTCCTTCATCCACTGATGATATTCAGCCGCAGTTTCGTGACTGGTGATGCCTTTTTCGAGCATAACCTTTTCCACTTCCTGAATATCATCTTCAGAATCGATAAGACCGCGCTTCATCAGCGATTGCCGACGACGATCTAATTCCTCTTTGGCATCTTTCTCAGCCAGCTTGGCCTCGAGTTGCTGCACGCGCTCTTCTGATTTAGAAACAGCGTGATGCGTGTAGTCTTCAATGTCCAGTTCGGGAATAGGCAGATCCGGCTTTACTTGTTTGGTCATCCGCAGAAAATCGCGCCGGGTCTTGGGATTCTCAGCAAGAGTCTGAGCCAGTGCGGCCAGTTCGTCGCGAGCATCCATAGAAAGATTTTCGAGTGACATGTCAGATTACCTTGCGGCCATCGCCGGGTTTAGAAACAGACATCTTGTTCTTGCTCAGCTTGCCCGGGCCGGTCAGGCCGCCCAGAGTAGCGTAGCGAGGCGTGTTGTAAATCTGGCCGTTCATCTGATTGTTGTCAGTAGGACGGCGGGTCGTGGAAGCACCACGTGGCTTAAACAGATCCAAAATAGACTCCTTACATCGGGGGTTGTGCGCCACCAGCAGGCGGCATACCGGGGGTAGGCGCAGCAGACATCGCCCGTCCTTCGGGAGACATACCACCTGCCTGCGGGAGAGACTGCAACATCTGAAGGATCTCAGACTGCTGTAGTTCGTTTGTTTTGTTCTTGCGTGGGCCGAGCACCGCGTTGATGGTGCGTAGCGCAGACAGAACTTTTTGACCTTCTTCCGACCCGCTGCCAAATGCAGGCAAAGACTGCTCTAGCAGATCAAGCGCCATGCTCAGGTTAATCCTGGCAGCTTCTTGGTTACCCATCTTGGGTTCGGGAGTAGACATCGGTGCCGCCGCTGGCGCGGCTTCTTCTTCTGGCATTGCGCCAGCAGATGATTCGACTTGCGGTTGTTGGCCGCGCATCATTTCCATCAGCTTGTCGGTAGGTACACTCATAGCCGCTCCATCATTAAAGCGGTTTTTACTGAGTATTTAACCGATTGTCAAGTAAGTGGGGGGCTTTCCCCGCCGCCCCCCGGAGCGGAATCCCAGAGGATTACTTGCGGCCTTTACGGCCTTTGCGAGCTTTGCGAGCCATCACGTTGGTTCTCCAAGTTGGCAAGCGGCCACTATTTCTCGGGAAAGCAGCCATACCCATTTACCCTCTCGGGTAACTTACCGGCGAGTCTTGCGACCGCGCTTTGCTTTGCGATACATAATCACTCCTAGCGGCGGGTATAGTCACGTTGACTACGTTTGTCGCCTGTGTAGTTTTTAACACTGGGGGCACGGTAAGTCAACGTAGGGCTGCTTTCACCTTTAGCTATTTGGCTTGCACTTATTCTCGGCTGATCTGCTCTGCTTACAGGGGGTTGTCCTGAATTCATCACATCACCT